CTGACGCGTAGGCGATGCTGCGTACGTAGATGAGTCCGGCTGACGGGTTCGCTTTCTGGAGTTTCCTGATCTTCACGTTGGACCAGAAGTCGTTGCGTAGTCGGGCGTATCCTTCCTTCAATTCTTCCTCCTCGTTCATTTCAGTCCGATTCCCCAACTGGTGAGTGTGATGATGAGCCCGACGACGGTGAGGAACGTGCTTGCATGCCAGAGTTCGTCGTCGTGTGGGTCGGGGCTTGCCCGGTGGCTGCGGTGGAGGGCGAATCGTGCCATGCTCACTCCTATGACGGTGGTGATGAGTCCGACTGTGATGCCGATGGTCATGGTTGCCGCTCCTTTCCGTGGTCTTGTGGCCTGTCCCATTGGATGGTGATGTGCGCTCCGGGCTTGTGTTGGCTGTCCGCGTACCGTTTGCTGGCGTGGCCGATCTGCCAGATTCTGCCGTCGTCGGCGATGAGGCCGCTTTGGGTGAGCGCGTCCCATGTGCTTCGGATGATCTTGTCGAGGTCGTTCTTGGCTGTTGGGAGTGCGCGTTTCACGGTTTTGGGGCGGGTGAGGTAGAACACTGCGTTGAAGGTGAGTGGCCCGTCCAAGCATGGCATGGTCGGATTACCGGTCCGGTCGTGCCATGCTTTCGTGGCTGCGTGTTCGACGTTTTGCCGCCATGGCATTTCCCGCTTGTTGTTGGGGATGAACGCGGTTTTGCCGGTTCGCCGGTTGGTGACCGCATTGTAGCTGCCTTTGGGGGCGGGTTCGCCGATCACGTCGAATTCGATGCTGTTCATTGGTTGTTGTCACCGGTCCCTGTATGGTCTGTGGGGTGTGTGCGGTGCCCCATGTTCGCGGGGGCACTCGCATGATGGTTACTGGGGTCATGCGATGAGACGCATCCAGACTTGGTAGATGGGTCCCTTGTCGTTGATGGAGTAGGCCACTACGCCTGCTTCCACGAGGGTCCAGTCAAGGCGTACCGTGTCGTTCCATCCGTGTTTGGCTACTTGGATAAACTCTTGTGCGCTCTTGATGGTGGGGAACTCTTTCCAGTACGTCAAGGACTCGCCGGGATGCTGGTTAATCCAGTCGCAGAAGCTCCTATCCTTCCATTCTTTCGTGCGTTGGCTGTCCTCGTACATGGGGCTGTAGTCGAAGTCGCTGCTAGAAGGCAGGTTCGCCATTGCCGCCTCCGAAGCCTCCGAGGTCCGCCGCCGCTTGGGATTGGCTCCACACGTCGTTGCCTACGCCGGGAATGTTGGGCGCGGCCTGCTGTTGACCGTACTGCGGCGTCTGCGCTTGCGGCTGGTAGCCTCCCTGCTGCTGGTATCCGTTGTTCTGCTGTGTGGTGCGCTGCACTTGAGCCGTCGCATACCGCAGCGAGGGGCCGATCTCGTCCACTTGCATTTGGATGCTGGTACGCTTGTTGCCCTGCTGGTCGGTGTACTCGTTCTGTTCGAGTCGGCCCTGTGCGATGACCCTCATGCCCTTGTGGAGGGTTTGGGTCACATGGTCGGCCATGTCGCGCCATGCGGAGCAGCGGATGAACAGTGCCTGCCCGTCTTCGAACTGGTTCGTCTGACGGTTGAACGTGCGCGGCGTGGACGCGATGGTGAATCCGACGACGTGGGTTCCGGTGTTGGTGGTGTGGGTTTCGGGTTCGGCGGTGAGGTTGCCGATGATCGTGATGGTGGTTTCTCCGGCCATTAGATAGTCTCCTTGATGGTGTTTCTGGAATGTTTGGTCTTGTGTCGCAGCATGGCTTCCTTATTGCATAGGAGCCTGTGGCTGTTGGCTCGTGCGCAGTTGGTGCCGCCGCACTTGTCGCATTGTCCGCAGCGTGAGCCGAGACAGTTGGCGCAGGTGCAGCCTTGGATTCTTGTCCACGTCATGTCAGAAGTTGCGTAGTGCCTCGTCGCTTACGAGATCATGGTCGCAGCGTTCGAGCGGCGTGTCCTTTCGGACAATGTTTTCCGACACCCACGCCGATGCGTAGTTGCAGACACACGTATCTTCGACGTATTGCTCAATCGGGGTGAGGGCTGCCGCTACGAGCTTCCATACTCCCCCGCTGTCGAGGTAGTAGAGGCGGGTCTTGTCGGCGGAACGGTAGTATCCCGGTTCGTCTGGCAGAATATAGTCGTGGAATGGGAAACGTCCCGATTCGACCGATTCGCGGGCGAACCTTCTGATACGGTACACACGGCTGGGGCTCGGGAAGGACTTGTCCTTTTCCCTGACCAGTGAGAAGTAGTTGCCGTCGAACAGCCAAATGCTATCGTCCTGCGCCATGTATAGGCCCGGCTTGTGGGGCAGCTGCTCCATGGCGGCGTCGATCATGGTGTCGTCGAAGTCGTCCGACGGTTTGCGTTCCTTCAGGAGCTTCATGAACTCGTCGGAGGAGAGTTCCATGCCTTTCGCTTTCTCCTGTTCCATCTGCTGTTGGAACTCGTCGCAGGTCAATGGCATGCCGGTCTCTTCGTCGGGGAGGTCACGGTAGAACTTGGCTTCGGTGACAAGCACGAGGGTGTCGCCGGTCTTGTCGCGTACAACGACGGGGAAATAATTGCCTTCATTGTTCCTGACCGCGAAGACGCGGTGGAAGCTGTTTATGAGTTCGCAGATGTGCAATCCCTCGTATATGTCGAGTCGGTCGGCGCATTCCTTGAGGATGTCTTCGTGATGTTTGTCGATGTCGATGAGTTTCAGATTGTGGATGCCTTCACCGAATATATTGGGGTTCGGGGTGTTCTTGGAGTCGAAGACGACACGATCTCCATCCTCCACTTGGGTGGCGTCGATGACCACGTATTTTCTGCTCTCAGGCTTGTTCATTGCTGTTCTCCTTCTTGGCCTGCTGTTGGCTCATGTACTTGTGGTATTCGTCGATGAACGTTTGGGCTTGGATTGCGGTGAGCGTCGTGGATGTCACTGTCGAATCGTGCAGGACGTTGCCGATGAACCGGCCCGCATCATCAGGTTTGACCCCGTTGGCTCGTAGGATGTCGGTGACTTCCTTCAACTGTGCGGGGCTTGCCACGCCAGCCTTCGGAGCCTGCGACTGTTCGGGCATGCCTTGCCTTACGGGTTTCGCATACTGTCTACGAGGACGTTCATGGGCTGGTTCGTCAACTATTTCCGCTTCGATGGTTTCCATGCCCGCACTGTCGGCCTGCTGCATCTCATCCGCCGTGTACAGGCCGGAAAGGTCCTGTGGGAATGCCTTGCGGAGTGCGAGTGCTTCAGCGCATTTGGCGATCATGGAGACCGGTTTCGTCTGCCACATGCTGTTCGGCACCTGTTGGCCGGTCGTCTTGTCGAAGCGTGTGCCTACGTATTCCCTGTAGAGCGCGACGCCCGTGAACATCCCTTCCCCTCGACGGACGGTCACCTTCGCGGCTGCCGGAGGGGTTGGGGCGGTCCACACGTCACGCCATACGCCGTCCTCCCCGCACCAGAGGGTTTCCGGTTCGCTGAACGTTTCATGCAGCCGGTCGGCGGCACGGCGTGCGATGAGCCTGAACCCGTCGATGCCTACTTGGATGGTCTGCTTGACGGTCCAAGCGCCGTTCTCCTTGCTTTTGCGTCCGATCATGTAAATCTGCTTCGAGAACGGGTCGAGGCCGGTACGCTGGCATTGGTGGAGGAATACGGCCAAGTCGGCATTGGATGCGCCTTGTACGCCCAACTGTTGCAATGCGGCCATCTGCGCGTTGCTCCAACCGTCCTGTTCGTCGGTGATGGTGAGACTGTTGCCCATTACTGTTCCTCCGGGCTTGCGGATAGCATTCCGAATACTTGCCGTGTGATTTCCGTGGTGAACATTTTGTCTACGAATTCGCGTTGGAGACGCACTGTGACGGTCTGCGCCCTGCCGTTCTTCCATACGACTCCGGGCGGGAGTTCCCCACCATGGTCCTCAACCATGTCACGGAGATAGGCTTGTGATTTCGCTTCCTCGCGGGGCATCCACACGTCTTCGGCTGCGCTTTTGCCTCCGGGGATGAGGTATTCGTTATCGTGAAGACATGCGCCGTATGCGCGTTCGTCCACGACTTCATAGTGGCCTTCGGTGCCTTTGCTGACGCTGATCTCCCCGGCATCCATTCCGGCGAAGGACACATTTTCGCTACTGCCGCCGTCGTGATCGTGCATGAACGCCTCTTTTGCTGCTTTCAAGGCGTTCCCGCTACGTTTGTTGAACGCGGTCAGTGCGATGATGCTGGCCGCGGTTTCGTCCGGCCTTTTATTGCTGAAATCGAATTCTTCACTCATGGTCGATCTCCTTCATAAAAACAATCCAATGTGTTCCGGTGCGATTCGGCTGCTTGTTGCCGAAAAGCGGCTTGCACGTGGTAAGTTTGAGAATCTGAGAGACGGGTATCTGTGTCTCATTCCATTTGAAAATCAGCACGCCATGCTCTTTCAGGACACGGAAACATTCGGCGAACATGGTCTTGATGTCGGTTTGCCATGTCTCTTGATCGAGGCATCCGTATTTCTGTGCCATGTAGCTCGTCTCTCCCGCATTGCGCAGGTGCGGTGGGTCGAGCACGACCATGCGGAACGTCTCGTCAGGGAATGGCAGATCGCGGTAGTCCATCAGCATGTCCGGCTTGACATCGAATCTGCGTCCGTCGCATAGTTCCCAGGTTTCGTCGCGCACGTCGCCGAACAGCACACGGCTGTCCGCCTTGTCGAACCAGAACATTCGTCCGCCGCAGGCAGGGTCGAGAACTGGCTGATATGCGCTCATTTGTCTACGGTTCCTTCCTTGAGTGCCTTGAGCAGACTGGCCATACTGCGCCTGATGTTGAGCAGGTCGTTGAGCGAATTGTGGTCGGCGAAGATGAAGGTCGGGTCGTCCTTGATGGCTTCGTACATGGTGTGTCTGATGCGGATGGTTTCGGTTGCGAAGTCGTCGATGATCTGGACGTACCGTTCGATTTGGCGGATCGGATTCACGTAGTCTTCGCCTGTGGTTTTCATATGGCCCGGCTTACGTGAGGGAGGCAGCTTGCCTTTCTTGCGAAGTTTTTCCAGATGGCGGGCGAGGGTGTCGTTGCTGATGTGCAATGCCTCCTTGGCTTCGCGGGTCGTCGGCTGACGGTCATGCTCGTCCATGAAGCCCAGCCAGTAGTCGAGGATTCGTTGGCAGGCATGTTCGCCTTGCTGTTCTTTGTCTGTGCTGGTTTCCACTGGTTTCTCCTTTCTTGGTTCGACGGGTTTCTTGGCTGGTTCCTCCGTCCGCCCTAATCGCGGCATTGGCTCTCCCGGCTTGTGTGCGCGAAGTAGGGAAATGTCAGCCGAGTAATCCATCCAATCGTGTTCGGTTTTCTTCTGACACATTCGGGTTCTCCTTGACTGGATTGTTGAGGTTTGCGTATTTGGTGAAGTTCAGGTCGGCTTTCAGGCTGCTGATCTCGTCTTCCAGTTCGGCGCATTTCTTGGCGAGCCGAACGTTTTCCTTGTAGATGGCGTCGATGCTGTCGGCTGCGACGTCGATCAGGTCGTCAACTTCGCCTACGTCGTACGCGTTGGACGAGATGAGGTGGGTGCCGATTTCGATGTGGCGTAAATCCTTGCCGGTGAGCAGTCTGGTCATCTCAACCCTTCCTGTATTTCGAGTGTCCGCTTGTACAGGTCGTATTTGCGGAATGTCTTGTTGCCGCCGCGCATGAAGCCGAGGTCTCCGAAGTCACGGTTGAACGTGGTCTCGTTGGTTTCGTGTACGTGTTCCTTCGCTTCCTGTTTGGTGAGGAATCCTTCTTCGACGTTGAGGACGAGCTGCGGGTCTTCACTGGGTGGTTTCATTGGTCTCCTTTGCTGTGGTTGTCATGGTCTGCCTTTCACTTGGTCTGAATCATCGGAACGCTGCCATCCGGGACGACCGTAAGGTTCTTCGCGTTCGATAGGGCGTCGATGTACTTCTGCTTGAGTACGTTGTCGGTCAGCGAATCGTTGAGCACACGGTTCGCGTCCGCTTCGCCTTGGGCCTTGATCTTCTTCGTTTCAGCTTCGACCTTCGCGGTCTCCTGATCGTTCTGGGCTTTCTGGCGTTTCACTTCGGCTGCCTGCGCCTCCGCATAGCTTTTGGTGATGGAATCCGGGTAGCGGACATCCTGTACGGACACCTGTTCCACGATCAGGCCCATGCTTTTCCATTTCCTCGATAGGGATTCCTGCACGGCCTTCGTGAACTGGGAACGGTCGGTGAGCATGGTCAGCGTGTCGAATTTGCCGGATGTTTCACGGGTCACGGAACGTAGGTCGTTGGACACGTATTTTTCGACGAAGTTCTCCTGCGTGCCGTAATTCTCGTACAGTTTCTCCGCTGCTTCGGGGTTCAGCGAATAGTTCACCTGAATGTCGATGTCGGCTTTCGCCCCGCTTTTGTCGTTGATGGTGACCTGTTTGCCGTCTTCGCTGCCGCCTTTCACTTTGAAGTCGGTCGAACCGTAGAAGTTGATGAGGTTGTTG